GAAGCAGGTCTTGCTCGCAGAAGAAAAGCAGAAGGTGAAGCTTGGAAAAAAAGTTAACCTATCAAGTAAAGTAAAATGTTTAACAAAAGAAAAGAAAACGCTATGGGACAACTAATTCGTGTATGTATTTTGGGTTGGTCTGCTGCTCTCCTTACAGCAAGCTATGCGGGAACTCTTTCTAAGATGGATCCCACATTTATTGCTACAGTATTCACTGCTTCTGCTGCCACTTTTGGAATTAATACAATGAAGAAAAGTGGTGATGATGAGGATGAGAAGAAAGAAGAACCTAAAAGACAAGAGTACGTAGAAGCTCCTCCTGAACCACCTGTTTCTTATGTTGATGAAACTCTTGTAGAAAGAGTTGAAGCATTGGAAACTAAGGTTGAAGAGGAAGGATACGTTACTCCCCGCACAGCAACATGATCCTTGTACCTATATGCCGAGAGAATGGAACACTCCCGACAGGGAAAGGTGGACTGCCCCCATCCACCAACTACTTAAAGCAATAGATAATCACACCTGTTTTTATATTGAGACGGGTGATTTTTGGCATGAAGAGCAGGCACAGATACTTAGAACATACGTTAAAAATTTGAAGATTTTCATACATAAAGAAGAGGGATGGAATGACTGATCCAGTTTGGTCTGTGAATATTATGGTTGCTATCCTATTGGCACTTACAATAGGATACATTTTATACATATTTAAATTAGCAAAAGAAGAATGAAATACGTAGCAGCACGAGAAGGATTTGGGGAGTATATTTACTTTCAAGATAATGAAAATGATTCGCCAAAATGGACTGGCGATATATCAATGGCAATGAGATTTGATACGGAAGAAGATGCTGTAACAAAATCAGATAGAACTGGCGTATACTCAGACGCTATCACATCAATTAAGGTAGAAAAATAATAAATATAGCAGATAGTGAAATAAAAAAATGAATCACCTCATCAACACTAAATTACCCAAAGAAGTTATTTTAAAAGCAGTCAAGAACTGTGTTGATGTATATGCTGATCCAAAAGATTTCACCATTGATAAAAGCATAAATGGATATTGTATTCTTGCAGTAGAAGGAACAAAAGAAATGTCAGATTGGATTACAAATGTAAAATTTTTATTCCGAAGTGAAGATACTCATAGAGGTTTCAAATCTAACGCAATGAAAACTATCACTGAGTTGGTGTGTAATTATGAGTCTTTATGTAAAGAAAGAAAATTAGTACTTGCTGGTCATTCTCTTGGTGGAGCAACAGCAACAGTTATTGCAGATTTGATGTTGGAGAATACAGTAGACTTATCAATCGTTACCATTGGATCACCTCGTCCAGGTGGTCGTGCTCTTCGCAAAAGATTGAAAGTTGCAGATCATCTTCGTTTTGTTCATGGATCTGATATTGTACCCAAGTCGCCACCTTGGTTAACTGGATATGTTCACACTCACCCATCCATTCATTTGGAAGATGTCAATCCAGAATTTTTTGATAGAGTTGCCGATCACGATGCCGCATCGTATTACACCGCAATAGAGAAGTTACTATCATGAAAAACCTTGCATTAGGTCTATCAATTTTAAGTTTGAGTATTAGTGGAGCACTATGCTATGGTGCATACACAACTTACCAAAAAGCACAGAAAATTTTAGATAACCCAGAAGAATTTGTGGGTGCTGTGGTAGAGAAACAAGTGGCAAAAGCCTTGGAGAAACTACCCATTCCTAAACTAAATATTAAGGAATTTAAGATGCCTTTCTAATGGATAAAGATCCTTATATTTACAGAGTAAAGAAAGTAATCAAAGTAGTTGATGGAGACACAATAGATGCAGACATTGATCTTGGTTTCGATATTTCTCTTACTAAGCGAGTACGCCTTAGTGGTGTGGATACTCCAGAGAGCAGGACTACAGATCTCAAAGAAAAAAAACTTGGACTTGAATCAAAAGAATGGCTCAAACATAAATTAGAGTTTGCTAAAGATGTTCTAATCAAAACCGAACTTCCAGATAGTACCGAAAAATATGGTAGAATTCTCGGTAATTTATATGTCAATAATGAAGCATTATCTCTCAACCAACAAATGATTGACGAAGGGTATGCTCTTGCGTATGATGGTGGCACAAAAGATAAAAATTTTGATGTCTTATTGGAAAGAAGAAAGTAGTTACTTATTATGTGCTTTTTTATATTGGTCTTGTTTTGATTTCTTCTGTTCTTTTTTGAGTAGTTTTAAATTCTTCTTATCTAATTCAGCAGCAAAATATAATTGTAATTCATATGGGGTAAGGTCTCTATTCAAGAGCTTCTTGCCCCTTATAAGTATCTGTTGAACGATAGGTTTCATCTTTGCTACCATCCATTCAACCAAAGATTTGCCAAGCAGAGCCGCAGCAACAGAAGCAGTAGCAGT